GTGCCACCAACTTGTAAATTTTTTGCACCCCCGCCACCGCCTCCTGTGTTTGCTGTACCAGCACCGCCAGTAGTTGTTTCACTACCATTGCCACCACCACCTACACCACCAATGCCAGCAGTTTGCCCTCCAAAATAACTTGCACCACCGCCCCCACCAGCATAAGTAACCACAGAGCCACTTATTGCACTTGCAATACCAGCACCGCCATTACCAGAAACACCAGCAATAGCATTAAGACCAACAGTACCAGCACCTCCACCACCACCCGCAGGGGCAGTACCAGTATTTAAATTACTACCACCAGCATTGCCTTGTCCTGAAATGCCAGATGAGCCTGATGTAAATGTTGCTGTGTCTGCGCCACCCCCGCCACCAGAACCACCACCAACAGGGACTACGCCATTTCTGCCACCATACCCACCACCTGTGGCAACAATATTTCCTGTGTATGCGCCATTGCTTGTTGCAATTAAAACAGAGTTAAAGCCAACAGTTGCTACGGCCCCACCAGCACCTACAGTAACAAATAATTGAGTGCCAGTAGATACACCAGAAAATCCTGCAAGCAATCCACCAGCACCGCCTCCACCGCTACCGCCACCATTGTTAGCACCACCGCCACCAGCAACGACCAAATACTCCACATTCTGCGGAGGCAGTCCTGTCCAGTTGTTGTCCTTAATGGCTTGGCTTGCCTGAGACAGCGTAAATATCCCGCTATATTGAGCCACGTTAGACTCCTTGAGTTACTTCAACCCATGACAATGTTGGCTCATCCCAACGATAGAATTTTCCGTCTGTCGGCATAGGTGTTGGGGCTTCCCACAGATATGTCGTAGAGTTTTTAGTCCAAGATGCAAATGGTTGTGGCGGGGCAAAGCCTGTGCCATCCCATGTGTAGCCAATGCCAGCATAGTTCTTATGCAATGGGCGATTCTCAGGATGTTGGTTGCCATGAGTGTTATAGCTTGTTTGAACCCACTCAGATGGGTTGCCCCAATGACCTAATGCCAATGTCTCAGCGTCAATGACAATAACTTGGTCAACGATGCCGTTTGTGATGTGTGCGTAATGGCTCAAAATATTCTCCTTAAGAATGTCGGGCATATTGCCCATGATACAAATCCCTTGCCTCTGTAGCAACCAAATCGGCTAACTCTACATCTTCAAAAGAACCAATATATTTACGATTTCTATTTACAGTAATACTGACAACCCAATTTTGTTTCCAATGTGGTTGATGGTTAGCGTACTTTTGTAAATAGACATTTTTATAGGGCGATGTACTTGTTGCCCTGTGTTTACTGTTTAAACAATTTTGTGATTGACTCACATCTCGTAAATTTTCAATACGATTATTAAGCCTGTTGCCATCAATATGGTCAATAACTTTTGGCAAATAGCCATGATGATAAAGAAAAATCATCCTATGCAATGCTTGTGGCTTTCCATCAATACAAACACGCAAATATCTGTGGTGTTTTGTTGGATTGCAAGTTACAACTGCGCCTGTCTTTTTACGGACAAAAACGCCATCTTCACGATACATGAAGTTTTGTTGTAAATATTCTTGTGTCAACATATTAAAAAGTTACAGTTCCAGATGAAGTCCAAGTGTAAATTTGGTAGCCGTCAGCATACAAAATTTGTGGGTAGTTTGCGCCACCAAATGATGCGGGTGGGCTTTGTGTTGCAGGGTAACGAATGATTACAATGCCAGATGCACCATTACCAGCAGTACAGTTTGAAGTTATGCCAGCACCACCGCCACTTCCTGTATTGGCCAATGCACTTGTAGCAACTTGATTATTAGCAAGCGCACCATTGCCACCGCCAGCCACACCAAGACCAAAACCGCTAGTTCCACTAGATGTAGAACCACCGCCACCACCAGCATAGAACACACGCTGACCTGTGATAGATGAGCAAATTCCTGTGCCACCAGAACCCGCTTGTGATGCCGAAATGTTTAAGCCAACAGAGCCAGCACCACCGCCACCGCCCCCCAAAAAGAAGTTGTTATATCCACCAGCACCACCATCAAATCCTTGTCCCAATGTACCAGTTCCAAAAGTTCCAGATTCGCCAGCACCACCACCAGAGCCTCCATTTGCAGAGCCACTATTTGAGCCGCCTCTACCACCGCCTGTAGCAGTTATGGTTGTGACTCCAGCAATGCTTGAATTGACACCACTTGTAGGACTTGTGCCACCAGTACCACCGCCACCAACAGTAATGGTAATAGCAGAACCAACCGTAACAGCAAATCCTGTTGCAGTTAACAATCCACCCGCACCGCCACCACCACTTGCATAACCTGTTGTGTAGCCACCAGAACCCCCGCCAGCGACAACTAGATATTCAACAGTCGTAGGCGCACCAGATAAAGGGTTAAATGTTGCGGAGATATATCCCCCAAGGTTAGCCGCCATGAGTAACCTCTTTTCTTTTATTAAATGCAATACGCATTTTTTCTTTGTACTCAGGGTCAGCCCACAAAGCCTTCATTGCTTCAGATTGTTTTTTGTACCCTGCTTCACTAGAACGATTGTTTCTAGCAATACGCATATTTTTTTTTCCTTCATCAGAAACTTTAATTCCAATATGACCTGCAATCATTCGTTCTATTGCTTCTTTTGACCGCTTTTTACCAGTTGTTGCTTTCCTGCGTTTTTCAATGGTTTCTGCGCTCTGTTTTTTGCCTGTCAAACTAGCACTAATTTTTGCTCGTTGTTCTAGTGGTATTGGTCTACCAGTAAACAATTTGCTCATGTATTCGCCAAAAGCGGCTGGCTTTTTCTTGCCATACATATGATGGTCTTCACCAAAAAACCCTGCAAAACCTTCACCACCAGCAGTTATGTTGTAGCCTTTTGGTGTTCTAGTTTCAAGCGCTTCAATAGCCTTTATTTCTAAATCAAAGCAGTATTCCATTGTGCTTTGAACCAGCACCTCTAAACCAAACTTGTCTGCGCCATATTTTTGAATGGCATTACCAAGCAGTGATTTTCTGTTTGTAGATGGCTTAGTGCAATGTTTCTTAAAACGCTTGGCAGGGTGCTTAGATACGCCAATGTATTGCATACCATTCACGTTGTTTGTGATTCTGTATAAATACCCAACAGTTTCAGCATTGGGATTCATAGTGTGATACTTCCGCTAGTCAAGAATGTGTAAATTGTGTAGCCGTTAGCAGTTGTCTTTGTGCCGTTACTTACGCTTGCCGCATCAGCAAATGTGCTTGGGTAGCGAATGATGACAATGCCAGAACCGCCTGTGCCGCCTGTACTTGAAGTGCAACCTCCACCACCACCGCCAGTATTGCTACCACCAGACACTCCTGCGCCTATAGCACCATTTCCTCCACCGCCTACACCACCAGTTCCAGCAGCTACCTCACCTGTACCCCCGCCACCGCCAGCGTAAGTTGTAACTGTGCCATTGATTGCACTGGCAATGCCAGCACCGCCATTACCACCTTTACCACCAACTATGTTGGTTAAGCCAGCAGTTCCCGCACCCCCACCACCAGCGGCAGATGCAAATCCAGAGTCGTTTATGTGATTGCCACCACTATTACCTTGATTTGCTACGCTTTGTCCACCAGCATAAAAAGTTGCAGTTCCACCAGATGCGTATGCTGAACCACCGCCAGAACCGCCATTATTTCCATTAGCAAAATAGTTAGCAGAGCCACCACCGCCACCGCCTGTTGCAGTAATTGTGCTAAATACAGAAGCAACTCCATTATTTCCTTGTGATGCATTTCCTACACCAGCACCACCACCACCAATAGTTGCAGTAAGTGATGTTCCTGTAACAACAGGCAAGATTCCAGTAAGCAATCCACCCGCACCACCACCGCCCAACAAAGCACCACCACCGCCACCCGCAACAACAAGGTACTCAACCCAACCAGTTTTCTGTGGGCCTGTCCATGCGTTTTGTGCAAGTGCTTGGTTAACTTGTTTAAGAGTAAATAATCCTGTAGCCATATCTACCCTTAGAAAGTAATCGTGCCAGAGGCAACGAATCTGTACACACGCCAAAAGCCTGTGACATAAGTTTCTGGTGAGCCTGTTGTTGATGTAGCAGGGGCTAAGTAAGATGGGTAGCGGATGACTACGATGCCAGAACCGCCAGCATTAGCAGCATATGATGCAGCACCTCCTCCACCACCAGAGCCTGTGTTTGAAACACCAGAACCTGCGGGAGTAAGGTAATAAGCTCCGTTACCTCCACCTGTAGTTGCAAATCCACCAATTTGAGTTGTGTAGCTGTTTGGGTCAGTAATACTTCCACCGCCACCAGCAGCATATATTTTCCGTGAGCCATCAATGCCTGAGACTATTCCTGTGCCACCTCTACCACCATTGGAAGACCCGTTATAAACATCTCCACCAACACCACCAGCACCGCCTCCACCGCCTGCGTAATAACCGCCTCCTACGTATCCTGTTCCACCTGCAAAGCCTTGTCCAGAAGTGCCAGTACCACCACCAGAATTTCTGGAGCCACCACCGCCAGACCCCCCATTTTGACCAGCCTCAACAGCACCACCACCAGCACCCCCACCGCCACCACCTATAGCAGTTATTGTTGTTCCACCAACAATCGTTGAATTACCCCCGTTTGCTCCGGGCTGACCAATAGCACCCCCACCACCGACAGTGACAGTAATGCTTGAACCAATAGTAACGGCATATCCTGTAGCAGATAAGACACCCCCAGCACCACCCCCGCCAGAACCATTTCCACTACCACCGCCACCCCCGCCAGCCACGACAAGATATTCCACCTCTTTGATAGGGTAGTTAATGCCGTTAAGCCCAGCACTTAGAATTCCACCTACTCGTTTGGACATGATTAGTCCTTATGAGAGTTCTTCGTATGAAATCGTGTAGGCTATCTTTGATGCTGTGCTACTGGTCACAACTACAGACTTATCTTCTTCAAGATAGAAAGCAGTTGATTTGTCAGACACAATCAAAGAAGCATCAGGAGGGATAGAGACTGTAGATGCTATTGGGTATGAAGTGCCAGAACCAGCAGCAGCAGTATTCACCGCCACAGTAGTGTCAAAAGCACTTGTGCCATCCACATTAGCAGCAATCACCATATTGACCTTGAACACCTTGCCAGATGAGGCAGGGTTAGCAAGCAATACGTTAGCCGTAGCGTTTGAGGGTGTTAGGTATGCAGTCTTAGCCGTGATTAGCGAGACATTAACAATATTTGGTGCAGCCATGATAAGTTCCTTTGATTAACCACCGAAAACCATCGCCATAGCGATAGCCTTACCTGTTGTTGCCACGCCAACTAGCGTGTTATTTGAAGCAGAAATAGTTTTGTTTGTCAGGGTTTCAACGCCTGTCAATGTAACAAAGCCACTAGCAGTAAATGCTGCGCTAGTCCACGTTGAACCTGTCCAAACAAACAAGTTATTTGTAGATGTGTTCCAGTACAAAGCACCAGTTAGTAAAGCGTTACCATCGTTGTCAACAGATGGTGCAGAAGACTTAGAACCTAAATATCGGTCATCAAACTGGTCATAGGTGTTAGATGCACTCGTAGCACTAGCAGCAGCAGCCGTTGCGCTTGTAGATGCGTTTCCTGCGCTTGTAGAGGCATTTGATGCACTCGTTGAAGCGTTAGATGCAGAATTCGCAGCAGCAGCAGCACTCGTAGCAGCAGAACTTGTCGAGCCAAAAAGAGTATCAATCTGGGCAATCGTGTAAGCATCAGCAATACCAAAGCCACTCAATGTAGTTGGATTAGTACCTGCTGTGATACGTCCATAAGCGTCAGCAGTTACAGACTTGTAAGTTCCTACTGTTACACCAGAAGTCGCCAAGTCGATATTGTCAGCATTGACAACAATACGACTAGAGGATGCTGTACCTACATTGATTGTGTTACCTGTCTTTGTAAGACCATCACCTGCTGTAATCTGACCTGCGCCAGAGAATTGAGCAAAGGTAATTGCTGTAGTTCCTAAAGTACCACCAGCAGTAATCGTTGAGATGTAGCCATTGTTAGCTTGAGTCGTACCACGCTCAACAAAGGTAAAGGCAGCAACCAACTCATCCCATGTATTAGCATCTGTTGTTCTAGTCCATGTACTAGCAGCGCACAAGTAAATGCCATTGTTGGCAGGTAGCGTCTGGTCTTTAACAAGCACTCGGTCACCAACTGACACCGAAATGCCATCAATGGTTTGTGTGCCTGACAAAGTGATATTCGCAGTAGTTGCTACCACCACAGAGGCTTTAGCATCAATACCTTGGGCTAGTGCATCGACATAACCCTTGTTAGCAGCATCAGAATCGTTTACTGGATTAGCTAAACCTGTAATGGTTGCTGATGTACCTGCATCCATATCCAACGAACCAGAAATGGTCACATTGTTGAATGTAGAAGTACCAGAAGCAGCCGTTACGTTACCTGTCACATTGCCTGTGACGTTACCTGTTACGTTACCAGTTACAGCACCTGTGTGTGTTCCTGTGGTGTTACCAGTTACGTTACCTGTCAAAGCACCAGTAAAGCCTACAGTAGCCGTTACGTTAGTTCCTGTGATTGCTTGAGCAGATGAACCACCGATTACAGCACCATTGATTGTTCCACCAGTAATTGAAACAGACGATGATGTAAGTGGGCCTGACACGCCAGCAGTAGCCGTTAAAGTGCCTGTTAGAGTGGATGTGCCAGTAACCGATAAGTTACCGCCTACAGTTACGCTATCACCAGCAGAGCCATCTTGAAAGTTCTTTAACTGAGCCATCAATTGACGGATAGCATTGTTGACTAAAGATGGGGCCATCCCCTCCGCTAAGTTAATACTGTTAATGTCAGTATTGTTACCTGCGGTACTGCTGTATTCTGAAATCTTGGTCTTTGCCATGTTAGTCCTTATTGGATACCCAAAAGATTACGCTGTTCTTCGTCTAAGTCTTCCATAGACAATAGACCTCTAGCTGTTGTTGGTGTAACAGCCCTAAACGGACTACCAATTGTCTGTGGAACTCCACCAGTACGCATCATATTGGTTAAGTCCTCTACGCTACCTCTACGCATATTAGTAGCTAATCCACGAGAGCCAGCAGCACCAATAGTTAAAGGAATTCCAATCATAGGTGCTAATGCGGTAGTTCCAACACTAAGACCAACTGGCACAACACCAGTAGGTGCAAAGCGTCCAAAGAACTTCAACATATTCTGAACATTGCCACCCTTGGCAGCTTGCTCAATAGCGTCCTGTTCAGTTTTAGTAAACAAACGCATTTTCTTGTCATTCTTAGCAAGTTGACGCAATTGTTTAGCAAGTGAGTTTTCTTCACCAGACTGAGTAAATTTACTTCTGTCTAGTTTAGCTTCGTTAAGCATATCCTCAAAAACTTCAGACTTCTTCATTTTTGAATAAGCATTACGAGCCTCAGACCATAACTGACCTGCGTTTTTCATGTCCCCAGAAGCAATTGATTCTTTAGGGACAGTCATCAAGTAGTTATCGTAGTCATCCAAAAGAATAGATGCCATCCGTCTTTCTTCTGGCTCAATACTCTTTTGACCAGAACGAATCATCTTGCGTAATGCTTGAAGTTCAGTCCAATCTTTAGGTTGGGCAGTAGAAGTTAATTCTTCAATAGCACCAGCAACTTTTGGAAATGCTTTAGGCGTATAACCTTCTTGTCTTAAACCTTTTGCAATATCATCCATTGCATTAACAAACTCATCAGTTTTTAACTGAACACCAGACCTTTGAAGTTGGTCATATCTGTCTGTTGCAATTCTGTCTAATGCTTGTGTAGATAAAGCCTCTTGTTTTTGAGGACGCTTAACACTACCAGCAGTACCTGTAGCCAATGTAGTAGCTGCGCCATACAAAGGGTTACCAGTAGCCTCTGTAACTGTTTGACCAGACATAACAGCAGTAGGGGTCACAATCGCTTGTGTCTTAGGGGCAACAGCTAGTTGCTCTGTAACTCCACGAGTAACAGGAGATGTAGCAGTTGTAGATGCTTTAATCAAAGCAGGAATAGTTCTAGCCACTCCTGTCATTGCCTCTAGTCCACCACCAACAACTCGCTCAGTTGGTGTTTGTGTCTCTGGCGCAGCAGGTACACCAGAACGAGTCATCAAGTTTTGAATAGCTTGCGATGCTGGCATCAATCGCTTATCGGTAAATGGTGAAGCAATTACATTTAATAGCGCATTAACAGCATCAGCAGCAGGAACAGCCATTGAGCCTACAAGAGCACCCAATGGGCCACCATACGAGCCAATCTGTGCGCCAGCTAATGTGGGCGCAACAGCACGATAAGTTAAACCTGCGCCACGCTCAAATGATTCTCTAAGTGTTGGAGACTTAGGCTGACCTTGATTAAGAACAGCTAAACCAGCATCGGAAACTTTAGTTAAGTCTCCTGATTGCAAAGCCAACAGGTCACTATCAGATAATTGAGTTAAGTCCATTATCCACCGCCTTTTTTGCGTCTTTCAATTTCTGCTTGAATAGCATCTTGACTTGGCAATCCACCACTTGTAGCAGGGGCAGTTGGCAATTTAGGTATTGGTGCAGTAATGTCTTTTGCAGCACGACCAGATGCAACTTCAGCAGATTTAAGCAAGTTTGTAAGACGCTCTTGCTTTGTTTTAACTGTTGCCGCACTATCACCCATTTGTGGGAAGAAAGATTTTTTGTAACCAGCCAACTGTTCACGGCTATATGCTGCACCAGTTCCCAATGTCAAAGCCGCATCAAGAATATCCTCTTGTGCTGCCTCAACAATTTGACGCTGTTCTGTGTTAATCTTGTTTGGCAAGAAGTCTGTTCGTGAAACAAAACGAGCAACTTCAGCCGCAGTATTTGGTAAAGCCGCTTTAGGGTCAGCACCGATAGCCTCATTCATTTGTCCAACGCTGAAGTTCAATCTGCTTGCAAGAACGGCTGACTTACGCTCACCTTCTGATGGCATATTGATTGTTGTGCTTGGGCGTTTTTGTTCTTGTAACTGAATATATGCTGCCTGTTGGTCTTTAGGCAACTTCATAAAATCTTGGAACTCTTTAATTGAACCAGCAGGTGCATCAGGTGCGGTATAAAGAACACGCATATCGTCTTTATCAAGAACAACATTTCCAACTGTTACAGTATCACGCTTCTTAGAACCAGCAACCAATCTAGGAGGCATACCAGCCGATATTTCGTAAAGCGCACCATTTACTTCTTTGTACTCTGGTTGCATTGCTTTCTGAGATGCAACCAACTCACTTAGTGCTTTGCGACCTTCAGCAGAACCCATCAATTGAGGAATTGCTTTTTGCAAATCAAAGCCACCAGCAGTCATGCCTTCGCCTACCTGCTGACCCATTATGTCCTCACCATAAATCTCTTGAGGCTTGGTTACAGCACCTTGGATAACGCCTTGAATACGTTGTTGTTCAGCTAATGCTTGTTGTTCTTGTTTACGCTTACGAATCATGTCAGCCAACTGGACATTCTGTAACTGGCTTTGCAATGTGTCTTGCATACCGCCTTTGTAGGCTTGCTGACCACGCTGTAAACCCTCAACAATAGATTGACCAGTATTGCCACCTTGGAATAAACGCCCTGCTAGGGCATACAAGGCTTGTGCTTGTGCGTCTTCACGATTACGAGCAATGTCAGCAGGTGACATACCCAACAGACCCATTGTGTCTGCACCGCTAGTACCAAAAATGTCTAATAGTCCAGCCATGTTTAATCCCACCAGTTAGAGCCGAGAGCAGGGTAATTGGTATCAATAGTTCCCATGTTTGTATTTGTTGTTGAAGAACCGAAAGGGTTTAACCAACTTAGGTTAGGAGAACCTAGATTCTTGTAAACACCAGCAGCAGTAGCAGCAGTTCCCAAAACCTTCTGCAAGGTAGAAGTATCAGCAGCACCAGATGCAGTAGTTTGACCTACTCGTCCTAATGGGTTGCCATATACCAATGACATATAGTTTTGCAAGTTCTGTTGTGGTTGGTTCTGCAAGAAGTTGAAACGCTGAATATCAGCACCCAACTGTTGACCTGTGTAACCTTCACGCAACTGACCAGCTTGTAACAACTGGTTAATGTCTTGGTAATCAGCTTGAGCCAATGCTGGCGCAGCACCAATAGCTTGTTGCTGTCTTGCTCGTTCTTGCTCGTAGTTCTGATAAGCCAGTTGACCTGCTGTGTTAGTCAATGCTTGTGCATACTGACCAGAAGCCCTGTCTTGTAAGTTACCCATAGCACCAGAGCCATAACGTCCAGCAAGACTAGCTTTAGAGCCAATGTCGCCTAGTGTCTGCTGATACTGTTGTTGAGCAGCTTGTGCAGCAGGGGCAAATGCACCTTGAAAGAAAGGGTTTCCACCTAGATAAGCACCGCCCAAAGTTCCCTGTAATTGCTGTTGAGCAAGTCCAGTTAAAGGATTACCTGCTAAAGCACGAGTTTCTA